TGCTCTTCCGATCTAAGATGATTATCTTCTATGGTAAATGTTATATTTTGATCTTCAATACAATCTAATAGACGAACAAATTTTTTAATATCAGGTAAATTTATTCGAGCGATACCACGAAGATTACAATCTGTTTTTAAAGTAGCGAGTAGTACGATACCTCCGTCTTGAGAAGAACAAACAGCATAGATATTCTTCTCTTCTACAAAGAGTGAAATATTATCAGCAAGCTTACTAATTGGTGTTAGAAACCTCTGTACAAAGCTCTCTTTATTAAGAGTTATCGTGTTAGACACTTTTAGTTACCGTTTTTACGGTTAAAGTTCTCGAAAACCTTACCAAGCATACCTGACATTTTTGTTAGAGTAGAATTGAGGCGTTCAAGTTGTGAGCGAATGGATTGTACATCTTCTTTTGTAAGAGCATATACATCATTCATAATTACAGGCTGTTGCTGTACAACAGCTGGCTGTGGAATCGGAGGAGGAGTTGCTGACGGTGCAAATTGATCAGGAGGCAGCGGATGAAGCTGTTCAGCTAGTCTATTAGACTCTTCTATCATCCGCTGCTGTTCTGATCTTTTCTGGTCTTGTATTGCAGTAATAAAGCTCATCGGATCAATTTTTGTTGCAGGACCTGTACTAGATTGTGAAATTGTATTTTCATCAACCTTCTTAAGCTCTGATCCAAAAATCTTCGCTATTGTAGCTGCAGCTAATTGATCTTGAAACGATGACATATTACTTCAGCTCTCTACCAGCGTTAATAACGGCTACAGCGACTGCAGTGTGAATAGACTCGTAATGATTAACAACTACTGAGTAATCCTTAATACGATTATCGAGCTCCTTATCGAGTTCAACAGCTACCTTACGAACCATATCTTCAACGAAGACTGGATTTTCATACATAAGCTCAGTCTGATAAGCTTCGTCAACACGCTTAAGAGCGTTGATAATAGGAGCTGATGAAGACTTCTCAACGATATCGACGATATCTTCAATCCACATAATACCCTTAGACTCGTCGAGCTCAACAGTAACATCGGCTACTGAACGCTGATTGTGAGCTCCGTAGTCAGAGATCTCCTTAGAGCAAGGACATAGGGAAGCATACATTACGTTAACGGTGAGGTAAAGTCTCTCCTTACCATCAATAAGGCGACCTTCCATATTACCGCGGTAGTCCATGTGAGACTCGATACCGGATACAGGAGCTTTACGCTTGAGGAAGTAATCGAACTTGATCTTTACGTAAGCGTTATCCGACTTAAGACGAGCCTTACACTCGTGAAGAAGGTCCTTAATAACCTCGTGTACGTAGTAACCGTCCTTCTTAACTACCTCTTCGATAAGAATACGGTAGCGGGACATATTAGTACCCTTATTTTCAGGGGTAAGATCGGTATACATACTGAACTTACCAGAGCCTTCATTTACAGTACCATCCTTACGGATAATACGTACAGGCAAGGTAGCATCACGGGTACCAACCTTAGGAATGTACTTCTTAGGGAACCCGTCAGTAGTATTCTGAATATCGGGAATATCGGCGTTTGTTTTCTTTCTTGGCATATGTTTTAAATTATAGTGTAATATTAGAGACCGGCAAGAAGTTCTTTGAGTTTAGCATCAGTATCATCTTCTTGCTTTGCAGCAGGTGCAGCAGGAGCATCTTCAGTGTATGTCTTTGCTTCCTTAACTCCTGCGAAAATAGAGTCAAGAGCACTAGACTTCTTTGCAACAGGCTCAGGCACGGTATCATCGTCAACGTCTTCAACAGCAGGTGTTTCAACATCCTGTGTGCAGAAGAAATGCTGATCGAGCATACGCTGGAGCTCAGTTTGTGTCTTCGGCTTATTGAACTTCTCAAGCTCGTGAATATTGCTGTAGATAGTATCAAGCTTTGCCTGATCAATACCTTCGAGCTTCGAAGGAGATAGGAACTTGGACGATGTGTAAGTAGTCATCATACGGTTACCACCGCCAATATTGCTTGTACGGGATTCACACTTAATGCGGAATGTACAGCCTTCAGCAACGTCAAAAATCTTTGAACCGAATTCTGCAGCGTCATCGCCGTCAATAGCGCTATTGATAATCTTAGCGAGCTCTTTACCGTAACGAATAACCTTTACCTTACCTTCATTCTCAGGATTGGTCGGATCGGAGATTACATAAGCATTAATCATCCAGTTTTCTTTACGAGAGATGTCACGAAGACGAGACTTCTCTTCGTTTGTACCGGTATTGTACGTCTTAAGAACGTAAGAATCGATAGGGCACGACTCCCCGTATGTTGTCGGACAGAGAGCTGTTACAAACTGACCGTTAGAGTAGCTCTTCCAAGAATGGTGATAATAGTGATAAATGGTGTTCTTAGGCTCCTGTACATTAGGAACGAGACGAACTTGATAAGTCTTACCAGCTTCGAATTTCAAAATCTCTTTATATGAACTATCGTTCTTATTAGAGAGGGTAGACTTGATTTCTGCGAACATATTTTTTGTAAATGTCATAGTAGGTTTAATAGGTTGGTTGGTTGTTGTATTTGTGTTGTATTATAGATACTAATTTGTTGTGTTCAAGTTTTTATCTATAAAAAGTTTTAGTTTAATATAAGAAGTGTTCAAAAAAGGCTTTAATGTATTAGAGTTATTATACCTTGTTTTGTATTCGAGAAAGTTACGACCGAAATCGCCTAGTAGTAATTCTCTTTCGTCAAAAGCCATTTCATTTATATAATTAAAAATGTTTGAAAATTCCATAAGAGAATATGGATTTATTTTACCTCCTTTGTAATGATACATCCATTCAGGTTCTATACCTGTTTTTTTGAATAATGGGTAATCGTGTAACTGTATTTTATTATCTAAACAAAATTTGGATATATAAAGAAGAGATTTTTTAACTTCATCAATTTGCTTATCAGGTGATAGTAATTGCTGCTGTTGTTGATAAACGGTATAAGCTTTAATAGCTCTTGGTGATGCAAAATACGCTAAATCAAAATAAACTACATCATCGTATAACTTGTAAGGAGCAATAAAATAAGCATCCATATTAACATCAGGATACCTTGTAAAGAAGGTCGCAAGTCTCTTTATCGAAACATATTTTGGAGACTCTTCAAAATATGTAAAATCGTTTTTTAACTTAAAAGGTTTATTACGTAACGAGCGGGATACCGCTAAGTGTTTATTGTATATTCTTTTTTCGAGTTCGGTCACTTTTCTGAGTTATTGATTTTTTAAATAGACGTTTTGTATTTTTTGATTTTAATAGAGGTGGGTAAAGTTGCAAGATACCAAGTAGAGCTTCTTTAACATTATCAGAATGTGTTATTTCGACAAAGATATCTCTTAAGTTTTTATCTTCGAGTATTGAACAAAAAATAGCAGAAGGATTCAACCTTTTGTTATGTACTATTGATAAAAAAGAACCAAATTGTAATACACCGAGTATGTATTCTTTAGTACAGATTTGACTAAGAGGGTCATTTCTCGATATAAACTCTTCTAATATCTTTTCGTTAAACATATATGTAGTTTTATTTACTACACAATGTACTTTTAATCAACGGCTAACCTTTCTAGTGTACTTTGTGCTTCGCTAACTGTTTGTTGTGTTGTTTCAGTACTGAAGTGATCAGGATTTACTTCTGTTAATGTAAGAGTTTCGTATTTTACTCTAAAAGAACATTGACCGTAATTTGCTCCAAACCGATTTTTTTGCATGCTAAGATTAATAATACCTAATTCTCTATCTTCATCTTCCTGCCAAAGTGACGCAAGAACATCGCAAGTAGCAGCAAGACCAATACTCTCTGATATACCTTCCATACCTGGAGATGCTGTATTGAAAGAACCACGGTTAAGCTGAGTCGCTGTAACAATAGGTATATTGTACTTAAATGCTAAAGCTCTTAGTTGTTCAGCTATCTCTTTAACAGATTCATACGAATTTACGTTCTTTGTTGTTGGCTTGAGTAGATTGATATAATCAATAACAATTACTTCAGGCTTAAATCCTTTATGACTAAGTTTAGTCATATACCCATCGATATTACGTACAGTAATTGTTTTAGGTGCATACTCTTTAACTACTAATTTACTTTCAAGCTGTTTTTCGATTTGAACGAGCTGTTGCTTAAGTTCGTCAGTATAAAGTTTTAAATTGTTATGAGGTATTTGTGTAAGTTGTGCGCTAATTCTCTTAGCGTACATAAACTCAGACATTTCAAGCGATACAAGCAGTACGTTTTTATTTTTCATAACCATATTTGCGGCTATGTTACCTAGAAATATGCTTTTACCGATATTTACTTGACCTGCTAAACAAGTTAATGTTTTAGGGAATAGACCGCCTTCAAGCCTCTCGTCTAAGAATTTCCAACCTGTAGGAATAGGGTTATATGTTTTAGTAAGCTCTTTAATATGCTCGTCGACTTCTTCAAAATACCAATG